ATCAGTAACTAAACGAACTGATCCACCAAAGGTAACGGATGGATCAAATAATGTTTGAAAGTTAACCCCAACGCCATCAAAAGTTGGGTAGCCAATGAGGCCAGTATCTGCCGTAATGAGCGGAATTATTGTTTTGCGGGGTACATTTGGGGGCGTAATGGCTAAAACTTTGTCATCCACATATAGATCGCAGCCAGCCGCCCGCGCAAGGTCTTTTGCTTGTTCCATGCCAGTATTCGACAAATACACGTCTGCCAATTGTGTTTTAACGCCATTATTCTCAAAGGTGTAACCCATATCTTTTGCGATTTGAGCCATAACGCTGGCAACATCAACGCGCCCTTTATAACTACGAGGCTTAACAGCTTGCAATTGATTAAAAAATGCCGCTTGTGCTTGAATGTGCAAAAACACATCCGGCATAGCCTGATAATCACCCCAAGCGTTAACTATATTTCCCGCAAAAACCAAAGTTTCTGATAAACCTTCAATTGCAAAAACCTCAACAGTATTTGGAATTAAGGAGCCTGGTTTCCATTGCAGAGTCGTAACGCTATTCATATCGGCTTGCGATACGCCAAAGATTCGCGCCCGCAAAGTTCCCATCTGCACGCCACCAGCTTTGTCAATATCAGCTAATGCGCGAAAGCCTTGCAGAATGATTTGATCGTTATCGCTTGAGCCGAATTTACCGGTACCCAAAGTGATAACAAATCGCAATTCTTTTTTATTTTCAAAGGAGGGCATACTCATCTGCCGTCAGATAAACCAGAGAAAAGCGAGAGCCTAAACCATTATAAGACGGATCACTACTACCCTGTGTATCCACAAATAATAGATTACCGATAAAACCTGCATATTCTCGACAAACAAGCGGTACAGCGTCACGGGCGATAACCCCGACAACAACGTCCACACCATCGGAATTTATATCAACAAAAACACCTTGATCTTTTTGATAAATAAAAATCTGAACGTTTTGACCACCCAAAACAACTTTGGTCAGCTGTGAAGGAATTGGCTGTAATGGTACTGTTTGCATAATCAGATCGCCCCTTGAATATAGCTTGCAGCCTTATTCGCCAATGCTGGCAATTTGCTGGCAACACTTTTCAATGTGGAAGTCGGCGGCGTTTGTGCTTGCACTTTTCCAGTATCAACTTGCGGAGCTGCGCCCGCATCTTTTGGTGCATCAACAAGTGCGGCGCTGGCCAATGCGAAAAGTGAGGATACCTGCCGAATTTCTTTGAGTGTCACTTCAACGATCAAAAGTGTTGCGCCCCGGTTATTTCGGCGCTGATAGTTATATCGCTCAATGGCGTAATCAATGTACGTCATTTCGGGAGTAACTACGCTATAGAGGTCGGTTGATTTGCAAGCCTCATCAATCGCTTCAAGAAACGTTCGGCGGTCGTTTTCACTACCGGTAAGGCAAAGCGTCACAACTGGCGCTGCGGGCGTTTCTACCTTGTTGTAACTGGCAAAACTGCCACGTTCCACAGGGAAATCACTTACGCGGGTTTCTTTGGAATATTCGACGGCACCGGTTGATAATGTCGAACCGATACCGGCGGCATCTAATGCACCACCAATAAACCCCGTGAATATGGCAGGATCACCCAAGGCTTGACCAGAACTATCATATACGCCCCAACGTGTCTGAACTTGAAATACACGCCATAGCAAGCCTTGCACAAGACCTAGACCGGCACTAACTGCCGCCGGAAAATTGGGCGAACGGGGAATTGAAGGAACGCCCGGAACCTTCGGGATATTCGGAAATGGAATAAATGACATATCACATCAACCCGTAGTTAGCTTGCGAAGCAAATAGATAATCAAGCGATTTACCCATGTCTTTGGCAACACCATTTGCATCCGTGGCTGCGGAATACACTTTGACCTCACCGATGTGAGTTTCAACGCTGCGATTGCCAGCAACATTATTTGTCGTATTGCTTTGCGCAACTTGTCCGGCACCGGCACCGGCCGCCGCTTGTGAAGCACCAGGCACGCCACCTAAGATAGATTGCGCCATTTGCCCGCGTTTTACTTGTTCGCCCTCCACATCGGCGGGGCGTAAATAATACTTTGAACCGGCGGCCGCCGCTTGTGGGGCAGTTTGCGTTTGTCGCAAAATTTCACCCGCACGTTTCTCTTTACCTTGCGTCAATTCGTATTGAATGAAAGCCAGCTGATCCTCAAAGGTTGAACCCTTAATTGACTTACCGAATTTCTTTTCAAATTCGGCTTGACGGTCTGGGTGCCATTGGGCAATACCGTAGGCTTTCCCGCTATCACCAACGGCAGACGGATTAAAGGCGCTTTCCCGCTTGATGTTGGCGACGATACCGGCCGACTGTTCGCGGGTCCATCCTTGCGATTGAAAGTATGACAAAGCATCCTGTTCTTTATTGCCGGTTTGCTGCGCGGGTGCCGCAACTTCGGGCGGGCGCTCACCATAGGTTTTGCGAGTACCGCTCACAAATTCACCAACGGCAAATTTAGCGCGTTTCCAATCACGATCCCATACGGCAGAAAGAAGATCAACGGCCGCAATTGCCCGATATACCATATCTTCAATCATATCCTTGAGCCAACGTACACCATCGCCAGCAGCTTTAATACCTGGTTCCCATTTTGCCCAATCAATGAGACTTTCACCCCCACGCTTCCAGGTCATGTAATCCTGATAAAGCGCGGCAATTGCTGCGGCCAATGCCGTGATAGCCACAACGGTTAAATTTATTGGGACTGACGCTGCGGCAATTGCGCCCAGACCAACGGCAATGATCGTCAAAAACGTTTCCACAAATTCGCTGTTGTCACGCATCCAAGTAACAATGTCTTGGAATACTTCAAGGGCTTTTTCAAGAGCGGGCGTAACATCAGATAGAATTTTTCGACCAAAAGCCTCAAAGTTTTGGCGAACTTCGACAATTGCCGTTTTCAGCCGCGTGGCTTCTTCGGCTTGCTGTTTGTTTACGGCATTATTTTCGCGTTGTCGTTTAATCAGCAATTCAACTTCGGAGCGACCTTTGAGCAATAGATTCATTGTCCCTTGGTCAATACCCATCATTCGGCCCATATTGTTAGCCGTAGTCCGATCCATGCGACTGAATCGGTCTGATAGGTCTAGCATAATATCGCTTACAGGACGTGCTTTACCGGCAGCATCGGCCAGACTTACGCCCAAAGCTGAAAAGTAAGGAATCAGGCCAGATTGACCGGTAAGCTGCAATTCGGTTTGCGACTTACTTAGCATATCCATAGTGCCTTGAAGCCCATCAGCAGAGCCGCCCGCTAATTCGGCAGCATTTGACCATGCTGAAATGTTTACAGCAGCCTCACCTAAATTTTTTGAGAATCGATCAAGCGCGGAATTAGCCTCAATTTGATTTTCAATAAATCGCTTTATGGCAACTGTACCGCCAACAATGGCAAGAAATTTGGCGGCGCTTTTGGCTACGGTTTCAAAGCCTTCCGCACCATCTTTACCGGATTTTTTAAGCTTACCGCCAGCCTTCTCAGCCTCTGAACCAGTATCCTTTAGGCCCTTATCGACCTTAGCCTTACCCGTGGTGAATTCGGATGAATCCAACCCCAGTTTTACTAGCAGACTGTCGATAATGGTAGCCATGTGAATTATTCCTGATTCGCTAATGCCCTATTGTAATCATCAACCGTCACAATCTCCAACATATCGTAAACATCGCGCACTCCATAAACCGTATCAAGTTCATGGAGTGTCGCCATTTGTTTAGATAGTAGCGTACCGAGTATTGGCGAAATGTTTAGGTATTCGGCGAATCGTTTTTGACGGCCGCCGCCTGTAAGCCGCCGGAGATTGAGGGGGCGACGGCCTTCAAAAAACCCGTGTGAAGCTTCCACACTTCGGCGCGGATTTTGATACGGGTCGAGATTTCCTCAATATCTTCTTCAATCAGATTGCGGATAACGTGCGGTTTGGATGGATCGGGAATATACATAACGCAGGACCACATTTCGGCCAATAGCGGTTCTGCCACATCCCATTTAAGACCAGCAAGGGCTTTTATGCCGATTTCAGCCATTGCAGCCATACCCATGCGGTCAAACCCTTCGGGGACTTCTACACCCCCCGCCATGAGCGCCAAAATAGCCCGCATGGCCCATGATTCAGCCCTGCTTGCTGGCATTTCGGTGATTACGAATACTTTACCTTTATCCCGACCATCGTCGGTTACGGTGTAATTTGCTGTTGCGCGTGCCATGATGATACCTCTCCGTATCTTTGAACCTCTCCAAAAAAGTAGGTGCCCCGGCGTGAGTTGGGAGAGGGCAACTCGGTGTTAAGGGCTTCGTGAGCCTTTAGACCTTGCCGGGGCTAACTGGTTACAGCAGGGAGCGGTTTACGCTTTCCCAAGTAATGACGTAATCAATCGGCTGTAGAACCTTTTGAGCGTCCGGGATTTGCTTGGCATTCGTCAGAATGCCCCGGGTCAGCGTAAAGGATTCGCCAGTCGAAGGCAAAGCGATTGAACCCGAAATATAGAATACTTCGCGTGCCGTTTTCATTGCTTGAATGAGGGCAGTAAAAATATCCTTGCTCGGGCTATCGGCTTGCAGAGTCACGGTCTGCTTAGTCGGATTAGGCGTAAAACCGGCGGTCATACGACCGTCAACGCCCATCTGAACTTCGGCCAGGTCAATAGCTTCCGTGGTAAAAGCTTTATCGCTTGCATAGCCTTGCAGCTGTACAGGCGAGGGGAATAGACCCGCGATGACGATGGTGAATACGCTGTTCGCGCTTGTGATAGTAGTGTCGGCCATGATTCATGCCTCCTTACATAATGTCGATTGATGCAACGTTGATCTTTTGGACCGCGCCACCATCGGTGTACCAGAAATTGATAACCGGAGTGCCACGATTACCGCGAACTTGAGCGCCTGGGTCGAGGATTTGCAGATAGTAACCCTGTTGCTCAATTGTGGTTGCCACATCCCGACCGGCGGCCTGATTAACTTGCGCCTTTTGGGATTCAGACAACGTAACACCGGTACGGATGCTACCGAAATTCAGACCTTGATTGATCGGGTCGATCATCGCGGCGCGAATCAGGCTGTAACCGGCTTCATTGTAAGGAATCGACTTGACGCTAGTCAGCAGCGAAATGAGTGCCAATTGGAATTGAGCATTCAGATACACCTGATTGACAAACGTATCGGTCCACTTCCATTTACCGGTCATTTGGCCGTTATAGAAGAAATTGAACTGATCGTTAGCCGTAGCGTAAGCGCCGTAGAAGCTGTAACCATTTTCCAGCAGGTTTGCACCAATTTGCTGATCGGTAACAGTCGGAGCGAAACCGCTTTGCGACTTGAAGGCTGTAGTGATACGACCATTGGTGCGGCTAAAGTCAATCGAAGCCACCGAACCCAGAACGAATGCGGCCAGTTCAACGGTGTTGTAAACCGGAACCACGCCATCATAAGCCAGGTCTTTGGCGATGACGCCAAAGCAGGTAGTCGAACCATTGACAATCGCTTGACCATCAGTATCCCAAACGATGTAAGCGTAACGCTGATTCTGGGCATTGGTCCATTCAGCAAAGGCGGTTTTACCATCAATGTCAGGCTCCCACATGGTCATGAAGTCAACCCAGTTTTGCGTTTGGGCTTTAACTGCATCCATGGCGGTTTCTGGCGTATCAATAACATCGCCTTGCGACAAGATCGCGCCGGTTGCGCTGGTAAACTTAAGGCCAGCGGAGAGCGTACCTGTGGCAAACGTGATGGTCGAATCAGCACCAGTTGTCGCGCTAGTTAGCGTAAACGTGCTGTTTACCGCATTCCATGCGCAAGTAACTTCGCCGCCCGTAAATGCAGCTTCAATATCAGCAGCAGCATCGCTAAAGCTGGTCGAAGTTGCAAAATTAATCGCGCCGGAAGTTACGGAAACACCATCAACCGTAACGGTCAAAGCGCCCGATAGGTCTTGCAGTTGCACCAGCGTCATACCAGCCAAAGAACCTGATTGCAACCAAGCGGCGCGGTCAGTTTCATTGTATGGCGCAAAGTACAGCACACCTGGCTTAATCGTGGAATTGTCAAAACCTAGGAAATAGGTTTTAGCAATATCGTATTCAGCAGACGCGGGGCCGAAGAAATTAGCAACCGAATCGGCGCTTGCGAATGAACGCACGGAGCCAGTCGGAAGAAGTTCATTCTTCGTCAGGATGACGCCATTCAGAGCCAGCGGATTACCGCCGGTACCAACAACGCCGGGGTTAACGACAACAATGTCACTTGCCGGGATAGTCATTTGTTCACCTCATTGGAAAGAGTGGTAATCCGTTAATTATTGTCTGCCGGAATAAGCTGATTCGGGATTGCCTCATCTGCGAATTCTTGCGGAACCATAACAGTTGGATTGTATTGCAAAGTTGCCGTTAACGTCCACCGACTTTCATATTGTTGTTCCCCGGTGATTAATGGGGATTGAAGGCCATCAGACGTATACAGCGGTTTAATGTTCGCGGGGAAATGTGCAAACCCCCATTCCGAACGAAAAGCGGATTTCACAGTTTTGCAAAATTCGCCCGCTTGCACTCCGTAGAAATCAATCTGAATATCAATGCGGGCGGGTCCGTGAATGGTCGCCGTATTGTCAACAGGTTGATACTCTGTACGCGGTACGCTTAAATCTACTTGCAGCAATTCTGTGAGAACCACGCACGGATTTTTAGGCATTGGACTGCGATTAACTTGGGCGCGGATAATTTCAGCATTACCAACAAACGGTTGCAGAAAATCTGCCAGCGCATCAATTACTGCATCAATGGTAATGCTTGATGTATACATTATGCCTCCGGCATTTGCAGCACGATTGCGGCCTTTGTCCAAGTCGGCCAACCTTCCAGCACCTTGACAACTAGCCATTTATCAGCGCCGATTTCAATAATATCGCCGCCGGTACTATCGGGACGAATAACTCCGGCCAGAACCCCGCGCAAATAAATGGCGCGGATAGTGCCTTGAATGTTTAAGCCATCCAATTGCTTCAAGTCGTTATTGTCTAACGCTTGCATTTGTCCGGGGCCGATGATCGGTGTTGCGTAAGCCGGAATCTGTTTGCGACCTGGCCCGATGGTATATCCCGTTGAGCGGAGAACCGTCACCGTGATATTCGGGTTAACCGTGCTGGTCACACCATTGGCGATCGTGCGCAAATCCATTACTCACTCACCTCATAGGCTACACTATTGAGCATGTGGCCTGTATCAATCAACGGTTTAGCGAATCCTTTGGCATCGATTGTACTTGGCGCCAGCGGGGGCGACTGAAAATCGTTAATGCTTTTCTGCAAGGCGCCCTTTATATCTTCGCCCATGAGGGCCAGCACCTTGGCGCCGTCGTAATCGGTAGCCTTCGCCAGCTTCGCCATTTTGCCCGGCCATGTGGGCGACTCCTTGGCAATCATTTGGCGGAAGAATGCCCGCGGGGGCTGGCCGGTCACACCAAATTCATTCCAGAATGCAACGGCAGCAACTGGCGTACCGTCTGGATATGTCGCACCTTCCATGAAACCTACAGCAACCTCACCCCCGCCCATTCTTTTGGCGATATCTTCAAGGGCCTTCATTACCCCATCGGAGCCGGTCAGAACCTTGTCGGACATGGCACATAACGCATACTGCGCAAACTTAACGTAGCTTGCCAGAATGCGGCCCCGTATTGGGTCTGTGTGAACCACGCGGCGGTACCTGGGGCGAGATATTCAAAGCCAGCCGATACAGACCCTTCGGAAGCTTGCGAAACTCGCCCTACGGGGCGCGGCATACCGTCTGTGCTTAATGCGCCGCCCAAATAAGCAATGTGGGCAGTCAGCATATTGAGTAGGGTAGCCCGGCGAGAAAGACTCTGCACCGGGCTAGTGTCGGAATTAGACAGATATAGGGTCGCTTCATCAAAACAGGCAGTCAGCAGCGGAGTGCCAACTGACGCAAATTCTGGATAGCGGCCCTTGAAGGCCGTCACGTCAAAAGTAACGGACGGCATCTGTATTACTCCTTATCGGCCGGTTTGACGCCTTGCGCTTCTTGTGGCATCGGTTCAAAGCCGGTTTTTTCAGAAGCTAGTTCCTTGGATTTAGCCTTGGCATCTTCCTTGGTTTTAGCTTCAAAGATTGCGCCGGATTGCACCGGGCCGAATTCTTTATGGACGGTCTTCCAGGTTTCCCAGAATTCACCATCAACTTCCGTGGTTGCGTAGTCAGCGCCAATAATCTTTGCGCTATTCAAACCAGCCAATTCAACCTTTTGATTCGGGTCAAGTGGGTGGTCAAGAATAATGCCGTTAGGCAGCTTGCAGCATACGATCACAGTTTTAGCGTTTGCCATGTTTGTACTCTCCAAAGTATTTAAGAAAGCCCGGAGGCCGAAGCCCCCGGGTTATTACTTACATCCGGCTTACACGCCCAACATTTGGGCTACAAGGAACGGACGGAAGATCACGGTACCCCAACTACCCTGCGACTTCTTCTGTTTGAAAGAAGACGATTGGATAACGATTGGGTGAGCGCGCATCTTCTCGGTGAAGCCACAAGAAGCGGTACGCTGACCTTCAACCTCATCAACGATGAGTTGTACCAGTTCGCCGGAAACCGTGGTGTATTCCGGTGCGGTCTTAACGGTCAGGTTCGGGAAGTTCTTTTTCAGAATATCCGAAACGTTCACGTTAAATTCCGTGGTCTTGGTCAGAGCAACTTCCGAGATAGGCGACATGGCAAGAGTCATGCGCGTATCCAGTTCAACCAGGCCGTTAGCTTGGGTTTGAAGTTGCTTGTACAGCTTTTGAATATCGGCCAGAACTTCCAGAGCCGTGGCGTTGGTCCAGCTAGTACCGCCAGCGGTTTTGGTAGTCGGGCTGATAGCAGCCGACAGGCTTGGATCGTTCAACAGACCGTAGTTTTGCAGACCACTCACACCGAAGAAGTACGTTTTGTTCTGGTACTTGTTCAGAGTCAGAGCCGAAGCAATGTTCATACGGTTAGCCCAATCGATACGAGCCAGGCCAGCACGTTCCAGTTCACGTTCGCCCCATTGGGTCATAACTTGATAATGGAAAGACTGACGTTGCGGGAAGTTGCTGTTTGCACCGGCATTACCGCTTTCGCTGTAATCGCCATATGCGGACGTAACGCCCGTCGATTCAACAACCGGGAACATCGCAGTCTCGGTAGTCCAATCGCCCTTTTTAACTTCGTCACCGACGATTTCAGCAGCCTTCATTGGGCTAACTAGAACTTCAATCAGTTTCGGGTCAATGTAGGTCGAAAGGAATGCCGGGATACCGCTATTGCTGGTCGTAACCAGAGCCGGTTGAGCATCGCACGCAAAACCGTCATGTGCCATGCGAAGGGCTACGCCCTCTGCTTGGAAATCAACGTTCGGCGTACCCATAAAGTGAACGCCAGCGCGTTCCATCAGGGCTTGAAGAATCGGATTCATGTTGTTGACTCCTTACAGGGTGATAACAGCCACTTCGCCGACAGCGCCAGGGCGCGATACGGTGAAAGCGGTTTCGATAAAGCCGGAGATTGTAGCACCGGCCGCACCCGGTTGCATCGTGCCATCGGTGAGTTTGGCAAAAGCCTTTTCACCCTTTTCAGCACTTGCGACCGTAACGGTTGCGTAGTAGTCGCCCGTACGCATCAGCGTAACAGGGAAACCTACCGGAATCACATTCGATGCTTCGGCCAGATAGGTCGAAATCAGCGCTTGTTGTTCGCGGTGGATAAAGCCATCAGGCGCACCGGTACCGGTGTTCAGAATGGTTTTACCATCGGTATCAATCCAGGCGAAACGACCAACCGTAACACCAGCAGAACCGGCAACAAAGCCGCCTTCTGGTGCAACGACAGCTGCGCGAGGATTCGACGAAGCGAAATCGCCAGCAACGGCCGGAGCCTGTTGCGCATTGACTTGAGTTTGAAAGCCCATGGTGTATTCCCCTTATTAGGCGTTACGGAAACGAGCAGCGCCCGGGAACTTTGCGGCTAGGCCAGCAGAGTCTTGAGCAACATGCACGGGTGCCGAAACTGCCTTGGCAGAAGCAGCAACCTTGAACAGAGCGCGGAGAGCGGCAGCGCCTTCCACACCTTGACGATCAACCTTCATGTGGTCGAGAGCGAAGCCATAGATATCAGCAGCTGAATCCATAGCAACATCACCGACAACCGGGCGAACTTCGCGGGCAGCTTCGTTGGCTTCGCGCAAATCTTTACGCAGACCATCCATAGCGGCTTTGACTTCTTCCGGCTTCATGCCTTCGGTAGTTTCTTCATCAGCTGCGGTCGGAGCGGCAGAGAGAAGGGCGCAAGCTTCGTTGATAACTTCATCATCAACTTTACCAGCCAGCAAAGCGCGAAGCTTATCGGCGGGCGATTCGTCGGCGGCGGCCATTGGGGTTTCGACCGGTTTAGGGTCTTGCTCCACGTCTAGCAGCGCGTCAATGACGTTATCAAGCTGTTGTGGGTCTAACTCTGCATCCAGAGCCAGCAACTTTGCTTTAACATCGTCTTTTTTGAAGTTTTTACGGGTAGCAGGGCCAACCAGCGCTGGCAGAGCGGAATCCGCAGCCAGCGTAGGAGAGGCCGCGCACAGAGCCGCAAAAAGGGCCTTGCCCAGTTTGGTCATCTTCATGGCGGATTCCTTGAAAGTGAAAGGGTTGTGGTCGGCAACTACTACATCAGACCCGGCGCGGCCAACCTCTACTAACGCCAGGTGATTTCCTTGAATTTCAGTCATACGCCCGTCATATGGCTGGCCTTCATATTCGCCAGCTTCCATAACAGGAACGTATCGATAAGCACAGGACAATTCCCGCACTTTATCAGTTTCAATGCCCGCAATCGCTTCGGCATCCCAAACGCAAATATCGCCGTCGAGATACGGGGCTTCAAAAACAACGTTAGAACCGATTGAACCGACAACCAATTCGGGCTGTGGCGAATCAACGGTAACAGGAACGTGCTTTGATAAAATTGGCAACCGTTCAAAAGTTGCAGCCCCGCGCTCCAATTCAACCGGATCACGCAATAGGCGATAAACAGTATCAGGAGCAAGTCCTAACGCCTCATAACCCGGTATCTCATGACCATAGTAAGGATTTACCGTAGCTTTTGAAATATGGGAGCGGTCAACGTGCAAACGACCGTCAGCATCAATGCGGCGGGCGCTTCGGTCAAAGGCTAATTTAATCGTAGGCATATTCAAACTATATCACTTTGTGGGCAATTCTTCCCACCACATGCTAAAAATGCAGGTAGCAGTCGTGTTGCCAGGATTCGAGAATTTATAAACCCCAACGCTTCCGCTAGGTATGCCGAGTTGGCTTTCTTGATGCTCACCAACCGTTGAAGCTTGCCCTGTAGCGCCCGCAGTTTTAACGTGCAATAGGTCATACAACGTGCCGCCGGTAAACGTGCCGCCGGAAGTCAAAGAGCATTGGGGCGTATAAATCGGCAGAGGGTTATCTGTGAATTCACACTTACCGATAATCGGCAGAGCGTCATTCCAAGTACCGCCCAATGTCGCGCCGCGATAAATTTCGCAACGTACGTTACCATCAGTTACTTCAAGATTAAATGAACGAATGATGCAATCAACCGGGCGAATCATTCTGACATTTAGAAAAGCACCGGCCGCCAAAGTTATTTCTTTGAACGTGCGGAATTGAGTACCAGCGTAGAAACTACCTAATTCAGAATCAACTTTGGTTCGGTTATTACGCTGGCCTGGCTGCGAAGAAGGATACATGCTCAATACCTCAAATTGGCAATACTGCACGGGATGTACAGCGGCAATTTATTTCCTCTCCTGGTTGTATGAATTCGCCGGAAATTTTACAACCTTCGGCAATTTTATACCTTTTTCCGTTTGCTGCAACATGATCGGGGCGCGGATTCTTTCCAGCGTGCGAGTGCATCCAGATTGCTTCGGTTATCCCGAGTTCCATTTGTCGCGCCCGGTTAACTACCGCATTGGCCTTATTCGATTGATCGCGGGCTATCAATTCGGCGCGGCGGTTGCTGATCGGATACAGGGTTTTCAATTCTCTAACCATCGTTTCCAGATCGCGCCCCGCGCTGTACGAGCGCATAACAACGCCTTCCACTTGTTGCAGGTACTTTTCTGGAATAGATCGAATTAGCCCGATATTTTCCTCAAGCGAGGCGTTAAAAGCATCACGCACGGCGGGCGTCAATGTGAATTCGACTGTCCAACCCGATTCTTTAAGCGCCCGCCGGAATGCGTTATCGCTGGTCTTAAACATGCCCTGTAAGTAAGCTTGCGCAATCTTTGGGGCGTATTCGTCAAACCGGTCAATCCAGCGTTTCGCCAGATCGTCAAGTACCTTTTTAATGCTGGCACTCGGGGCGGCATCTTGCGCTTGCTCAACCAAAGCAGCCATGCGGGGCGGTGTCTTGTTATAGGCAGCGGAAAGCCAATATTGAATAGACCGGTGCATTTCAGCGATTAGCTGTTGCATAGCCTTCCGATATTTGGCTTCCACGCCTCTATTGGCGTGAACCGCCCGCACGGTTATTGGTTTTTTATTTGGCATCTTTAGAAATAAATTCTTCGCCGACTTCCTTCGGAATGCCTAGTTTGCTATGACCAGACGCGGCGGCCGCCATTGCTCGGTGTTGCGCTTCACTAACGCTTTTATCCTCCGCATCAAGCGGATCGTTGGGCGGCGTTACTAGCTCGATATTGGTATCTAGACTTTGATATCCGCTATTCGGGTCACGCGCTAGGCGTTCGCGTTCTTCGCTGGCATCAATGACACCCAGATCGATATAAGCGGTTGCGGTGCGGCTATCGGCTTCTCGAATGTCTGCCAGTTCTTTGGCGGTCATCTGATAAAGCGGAGTGAACGTAAAGCCGATATCCGGGTCAATCTCACCGAATAGGGATAGCTGTACAACCTTGAGAATGATTTCCAGCGGTTCGCGCCAATTGGCTTCCTGCTGGGCTGCAATCCAATCGTAGAAGACGCGGATTTCGCCATCACTCGAAGCATTAAGGCCACTCGGAGAAATACCCGTCAGCACAATGGCCGGAGTACGCGAAACGCTGCACATATGCTCTTGGCTTTGTGCTTGCAGTTCGTGAAGACCAGACAGCGGCGTATTGACTTGGACGATTTCCTCATTCTCCTTATCCAGAATCATGAGGCCCTTATTGCTGCGGGTTGCTGTAAACAATTCGGCGCGGGCGAATAAGTCAGCGCCATCATCATCACCTTGCAAAACCTGACTCATTGAAGTGGCCAGGGCGGTAATGGAGAAATTGTTAATCAGGTCGGCCACGCTTTGCCGCGTACGGAGCCAGTTATTAACGTAAGGCTCGGCAAGCTGTGACAGCGACATGCCAGCGAAGTTAAACGCGGGTTTCAGAATGTCCGGCAGCGGGCGGGTGATAACAGTAATCAGGCGGGAGGCGTGAACCTCTTGACCCAACATAAACCACTTTGAGGGCTTGTAGAAGTCCGGTGCCGCTGGGTCTAGCGCGTTATAACCGGCGGGCGTAGTCCACACGGCTTCAACAGGAACAATGCGGGACAGTTTGCCCTTTTTAACGGTACGCGGGTCGAGAATCAGCGGCGTGCTACGGTCAGCGCCTTCGATGTCAATAAAGATTTGAGCGCGGCCAAAATAGCAATCATGCTCGGCCCCGCGTTGAAATACACCACGAACATTAAGGCGCTTGAATTCGTCTTCGATCAACTTGATTTTGTCAGAGGCCGAATCGTCATCATCCTGCTTGCTAGTGAATTCAATCCATTCACGGGTGAGTTCGGTTGATAGCGTCGAAGCAAAGGCGCGGTATTCGGCGCGGGTTGCCAGTTGCGACAAGTACGGAAAGCCAGGAAAGCCGCCTCCGGGAAAAGCTTGGGCAACAAAATTGTAATTGTTGGCATCCATTGCCAGAACCGGCGCGGCTTCGCCCTTTGGCACAACGCCCGCCATGATTTCGGGCGGTTTAATCGGATACTCATAGCGCCCTAGGCTTGAATCTTTGGCAAGGGTCTTGATTTTGTTGGCAGCGCGACGCAAACCGTTACCGGCCTTTTGTTTCGGCTGATTACGCCGAATAACTGGCGTCTTTTGTTCTGGCATGGTCAACGCTCCATGAAATTTGGTGCGGTAGCTCTTTTCGGCGGCCCCGCTTTACCGTTGCCAGTTCTCTGGCATATCGTGCTGACTCGCTACACGAAGCATCGGCGGCGATTGTAACCTATCTGCCCATTGCTTTGTTGATAGCTTCCTGGCTGATTTTGAGTTTGTTAAACAACGGATACAGTCGGCGCAACGCTTGGGTGAGCGCGTCCACTTGGTCATCATTAGCAGAAGCGGGGAACGATGTCAATTCGCCGACCAGTTCTTTAACCCACGGTGCGGTGTCTGGATGTGGCAGCCACACGTTGCCAGCTTCCCAATAGCTAGTTACCGCGTGCGCCCGTGCCAGCTTTGAGCCGTCCGGTTCAATGGGGATAATTCCAGATACAGAGCCTTTGAGCGTATCAATGACGGCGGGACCATTGGCCTTGTCTTCAATGAGAATTTCCCGAATCTTTGGCCATTCATTACGCAACTTGACAACTTCCGACACCGTTTTGGTAAACGACATGCGGGCGCGTATCTGGGCCAGCAGGTAGCTATTGGCACCAGCTTTGCCCCAGACCTGGCCAACAACAAAGTCAGTACCGTCCGTATCTTTGAACGTGCAATCCCATGAGGCCAACACCTTATCGAATTTGCCCGGCAGGTCTTTGGGCAAGTAGTAGCGTAAGCCGTCTTCTTTGAATACGTTACCACCCAGAGGGCGCGGGTTCTGTTGGTACATCGCCGCCCACCAATAATCTGAAAACAGCCCTTTGACTTCTCGCAGAAATTCAAGGCTTTTCAGTTCGGGGACTAACGCGCCCTCTGGCAACTGCGGGTTATATCCAACCTCATCGGGCAGATTGATCGCCGGGAATCGAAGTATCGTCAGGCGCGGATCGCCCTTAAAGTGCGTACAGATTCGCCCAGGCAAGTCATCCTCTGCCCAACTCGTTGCCATGATGATTTGGCCGGAGTTTTCAGACAGTCGAGTGGTGAAAACGGTTTGATACCAATTCCAATGGCCTTCTTTGACCGTTGGCGAAAGTGCTTCCTTTTCGTTTTTAACCGGATCCTCAATGATTCCGATCTCGACCGGCCGTC